CCTTAGATGGAGCTGCGGCTTTCTTTGGCTTGATGTCTTTAGCTTTTTCAATGCTGTCTAAATCGCCAGATTTTTTCTTAGCGCCGTATACACCTACTGCGCCGCCATCTTTATATTTGCGAACAGTGCCCATGGCTTTCTTAGCACGACCACCTTTTTTCATGGTGGTAGTAGTTTCGTCTTCAACATCAGGCGTTGTGCCTTTTAGGCCAGCAACCATTTGGCGCTTAGGACCTTCGTCTTTTTCTTTAACAGCAGGCACAGCCTTGCCGCCTTTTTTCATAATGTTCTTAACTGCTACAGCGCCCCCTTCGCGAAAGCACTGCATCTTAGGTAATGTCTTAAAGCCGTCCATGGGAATTTCCTCGAGGTTATTGGATTGTAGGGTGATCAGCCCTTATATCTACTAATGCACAAAAACAGGGGTTTACGCCCCTAAAAACAATGCCCGTTCGCGTTTGCGGCGGTTGATAAGTACTTCTGGTTTATTCCAGTTTAGGATCGCATCTGCTGCGCCCTGCATGTCATTTTGATTGATTTTCTTAACTACGGTAGAGTTAGAAAAATTAGTGCCTCCAATATTGAAACAGAGGCTGTATAGGGCGTCGAATTGGTGTTGCTGGAGGGGTACCTTTACCGAGGTCTCTACGGCCTCGCTACACCACTTTAAATCCTTCCTAAGCAGGTCTTCTACCTGATCATCTGTCAGGGTGGCTGTCAGCAGATACTCTTCATCGGTTTTGATGAGGTGGCCAACACCAATCGTCCAAAGACCCTTGGAGTCTTGGTACGCCTTGTTGCGTGAACCTTCTTCTTTGGTAATAAAGTCTAGTGTGGATTTTGCGATTGCCATGAGGTTTTCTTCAATCTGGGTATATCGGTTTGTGAAGTGAAAGGCTGCAATTATGCCTAAACACCACATTAGTACTACTAAAGTTTTTTTCATTTTGGCTCCTTTCTTTACGCTAGTATAGCGTAAATTGGGGGGTCACTTATTTACTTAGTGAGTCGTATTGGGCGTAGCAGGCTTGGAGGCTGGAGCGGAGGAGGTCTGCTCTGGCAGCTTCCCTAACAAGAAATTCTGCATCCTCGGCAGAAAGGGCTCGCCCAGTTCCGTCTTGTCCATTTGCGGCGTCTTGGGCGCGACTGGGACGTTGACGCAGCTCGCTAACAGCAGCGAGCAGCTGATCATTAATAGCTTGAATTTGTGCATCTTTTTCAGTCCTTATTTGGTCTGCTTCTGCTTGGTGCTTTTGTTCGGCTTCTTGGACAAGTCGGGTTTGTTCCAGCTTATATGCTTCAAAGCGGCTAGACTCAAAATGATACCCGCTATACCAAGCGGCAGAAAGAATAACAGCAGCAGCAATAATTTTGGCATAAGTTAAAATAGATAAAGGGAACATTATTCACTCTTTTGAGTTGCAGCCTTTGCACCAATCATCACGCCAGATCCACCTAATGTGGTAGCTAGGCCCATGCCTAATTTTTCCAAGTCAATCTCGGTGCCATGGAATGCAGCAAACAAAGCAATACCTAAAAAGCCTAACACGCACACCACAGCACAGAACCGTGCAGCGCAGTATGTCTGGTTGTCGTCTTCGGTAAGGATGTCTTTAAACAGTTTCATTTTTGGTTACCTGCTAGTAGCGCAACTACCACAGCAATAAGTTGCATGGTCCATTGCCGCGTGTCCCCTGTGGACAAACATGGTATCCAGTCTAATATGCAGATTGATCCGATGGTTGCTGACACACCTACAACATAAACTAGTAACCAGATCAGAACCTGTCTGTAGTTATTGTTCATTTAATTTGGCTTGGTGGCAAAGTAGTGACTTATAAAGCCAACAAACGAGCTCAATGCAGAGACTACCATCATGCCTGCCCACATACCGCCTTTGGATTTGTTTGCTAGTTCGCAGAGTTGCTCTACTGATTTTTCTAATTTATCGATCTTTTTCTCAAGCGAATCAACCGTTGCAACAAGTTGACCATACTTAAATATGTCGATTTGGTTATCGTGATCCATTTAATTAGCCAATCAAAGCAGTTACTTCAGCTTGTGTTAGTCCTAATGCTGTTAGTTTAGCTAGTGCAGAAGCCTTTGCGTCTTTAGTGGCTTGTTCGGCTTGTGCCTCGGCAGCTTGTAGTTCTACCAGTTTAGCTTCTGCGGCAGCTTTGTCGTATTGGATAGGTTGCTCGTTTGCATCAAAAGCATCTTCACCACGAATAACTTTAATTGCGGGGTTGAGCGCAAAAATAGCTTGGTGTAAAGTAATCATCCTGCAATCTCCATCAAAGTAATAGTTGACATAGCATTAAATTGCTGAACTATTGCACTAGCAGTTGGGCTATTTGAACTAAATTGCGTTTTATAAATTACGGCAGAAGTAGTAGCAGGAGAATCTAAATAATTTACACTAACACTTCCAATATCACTTGCTGCTGTTGAGTTTGTATATCCAGAAACAAAACCAAAATAACCACCTATATCAGAACCATTTCTTTGTAATTTTATATTTACACCTGTGTTGCTTGTATCTTTTGATACGCTGTTTTGGTCTACTAAAACAAGAATTTTACTTGTAGAAAATTTAGGAGTAATAGTTGCAGTTAATCCAGTATCAGAAAAAGTATTTGCTGATGTGCTTACTTGTGTTGAATAAGTAGCATTAACTACTTGCAATACGCTACCAGTAGCTATGTAAGCGGTATTTTGAATAGTTCCGTCAGGGAAAGTTACGGCTGGATTTGTGCCGCCTAATGTCATACTCATTGTGTTACCTCATCTGCAGGTTGGGGTGTATTGCCTTCAGACTTCCATAACAAAAAGGCTTGGTAGTCTGTGTTGTCTGGGTCGAATGGGATGCCTGCACCGTCGCTTACTCTTTGAATAATAGGCAACAAATCACCTGTAAGTTTGTCTTTAATTTGTTTATACATTTTATAGCTCCGCAGATACCGTTACTGTTAATACGCTACTTCCAGTTTGACCCCACCAAGCAAAATTATTTGTGCCAAACCCGGAAGAAGATAAGTTAGCCGCAATAATCGCATTATTTACATTGGTAGCAGAAACTGTATAGCTAGTAGGTATATACCACGCCACATTTTCATTCAAAACTGCGCCTAAATTTGGCACCGCAACAGTTGGCGCACTTCTCATAGTAACTTTATAGGAATATATAAAAGTTGTTATTGTCGAATTATAAGAATTGCCAACCATTAATCTATCGTTTGATGCGCTTGTTTGAATGTATTGATAATAACGCTGACACAAAGCTAACTCTTGACCATACTGACGATACTCAAATCCAGTAGCACTACTTCCTACTTCTAGTTGAACACCAGTAATGTAGAAGGTTGCTCCGTTTGTGCCTACTACGGATGTTGCGCCTGTGGCTGAAATGTAATTATTACCTGACCAAGAACCAGCAGTACCACTTAATGTTGAACCAACTCCAAAGCCAAAAGTTAAATACAATCCAATTCCATTTGTTGCGCCTACCCATGTACCTGAAGTGTCGCCAGCAATAGTAATGCTAATTGATGTCCATGTATTTGCTACGGAAATCGAATAACTAAATGGATAAGACCTGCTAGTGCCACTATTACGAATAGAGCCACCAAAAGTACCTGTTAATGAACTATAAACTTGGAATGACAAAGTAACAGTTTTAGCATTTGCTGTACCCCATCCTAAATCGGCTGTATTAAATCCTTCAATCGCTTGAAAAACACCAAATTGTTCGCTTGCGCCGACTGTATAAGCTGATAAAGATGTAATGCCTAAATAATTTGCAAAACCTACTGGTGGTGTTACCGAACCAGCATTTTGTTGAAGTGAATACTTAGATGATTGGGATAATTGAAAATTCCATCTATCAATTTGATAACCACTTGAAGTTGGGGTAACGCTAGAAGTACCATTATATTGGGAAATTTTAAAATCACCGTTAATTAAACGGTTTTTCATAATAGAAGCGTTACCTGCTCCGAGGTTCGAACCTGCTACGCTTGTGCCGATTACATCAGCATTGACTTGTCCATAGCTCATTTAAGTTGCTCCGCAGTTGGTTTAGCTAATGTGGGGTGTTTCCATTTAGCAATGTAATCACCTTTGCCGTCTGAATCGTTTTGCAAATGGATAGTTGTTAAAAAGTCGTTATCCGTTAATTGTGGATAAATAGCTTTGATTTTGTCGTATAAAGTCATTATGCGCTCCTTACCATTACGCCTGAAAATGAACAAGTTACACCCGTTGCTGTGCTTGATGAATTTTGATACGCTTGCGCTTGAACATAATCGGTAGAACCATTTAAATAAACTATGTCACAACACATTACTGCTGGAAAAGAACCACCGCCTGTATTAGCACATCCTGAATAATTATAAGTAGTGCCATTTTTTGATATACCAGCATCAATAGAAGAAGCAGCAGCAACACCATTTGAACCGTAATCAACCTTAACATTAATTTGATAATAACCAGCTACAGTAGGTTGAAATTTTCCTGTGCTTGTATTAAATGCAGAAGCAGTATCAAAAGTTGGTGAACTAAATGCAGTAAAAGTAGTAAATGTTGAACCAGCAACGCTTATTCCTGAACCTAATGCTCTAAACGCTGGCATATTACCGCTAACCATTACAGTACCCGCAGCAGCAGGAAGGGTAGCAGTATTCGTACCCGCTACGCTTGGGGCAGCTAGGGTAATTGCCCCGCTTGTATCGCCAGAGATGACAATAGATGACATTATTTATCCTTACAAAATTACCCAGCGTTGACCCGCTGGAATGGTAACTGTTGCGCCCGCATTGATTGTAATTGGACCAACTGATTCGGCATTATAACCCGTAGTTAGTGTATAACTAGTAGTTACAATGGCT